ACGCGCAGACCATCACGACAACCATCGAAGCAGACCGCACAGGCAGTGCCGGAAATGGATTGCTGTCTGGTTTTCAGATGAGTCTGGCTGTACCGAACCCGAGTATCGCACAGATCGTTGTGGCGGAAGACGCATCCGGCGGTAACGAAGCGGAAGAAGACGAAGCATACCGCGACAGGATCCGGAACCATGGTCTGACGGCTGTTACGACAGGCACGAAAGCGCAGTACCGATCCGTTGCCATGTCCGTCAGCAGTGCCATCACGGATGCCGCCGCAATCAAGGAAAGTGCCGGAAACGTGACAGTCTACCTGATCATCGACACCGAAGACGAATCCGAAGAGATTGCGATCATGAGAGCAGTTGCATCCGCGATGGAAGAAAATCGTCCGCTGACGGATTACGGTGTAGTCTCGATGGCAACAGATGTTCCGTACACACTGAACGTGCAATACCAGTCTGATGGAAGCACCAGCACCATCGCGGCGATCACGGAAGCAACGGAAGCGTATCAGGACGAACAAGATAACGAGATCGGACGTGCGTTTAATCCGGACAAGCTGATGGCGGCAATCTATCAGGCTGGGGCGACCAGAGTGATCTGGGGAAGCGGAAGCAGCTTCAACGGCGGATCGGTTGAATACACGACCATTGAACCGAACGAACGGTGCAAAGGCACGATCACGCTGACGGCGATTTGAGGTGAGAAGCTATGATGGATTTTGTTGTTGAGCAGTGGGTTCCGAAGTTTATTATGAACGATCAGAACGGATACGCACTTGCAAAAGCAATCGAAGCCGGCATCCAGATGATGAATGCCATTATTGCGAACGGCGTAAAGCTGATTACGGATGTGGACACCATGCCGGAATGGAGACTGGATGAACTGGCTTGGGAGTACAATATCCTGTATGACTACGATCAGGACGTGGAAGCGAAGCGGAAATGGATTAAGAATGCGATCTCCATGTACTCCACCTATGGCACTCCGAAGATCATCAAGGATTTTCTGGAGGCGCGGTACGGCGAAGGAACGGTAACGGTGGAAGAATGGTTTTCGTATGGCGGTGAACCGTATCATTTCCGCGTGATCATCAACGGCGAAGAGTCTGACTGGGCGCAGGAAGCGATTGAAAAGGCGCAGAACGTCCGGTCCGTACTGGACAGCGTGACATTTACAGGAGCATGACATGATTAGAGGATCAGGACAGATTACACTGGTGGACATGACGGAGGGCTATACGATCTTCCTGTCATCCGAAGCAATCAGTCTTTCCGGCGGCACGTCCACGCTTGGAACACAGCAGGACGCCACCGTCATCGTAACGGCATTCAGTGGTTCGGATCAGGTTCTGCCGGTGATCGGAACGCCGATATGTCCGGCGAATGTGACTGCATCCGTTGGGAGCGCATCCGGCAAGGCAGTTCCGGTAACAATCACGTTCGCGGCGGCACTCGCTTCTGCCGGAAAGGTTACGATACCGGTCAGTGTGGGCGGCATTACGATCAACAAGGATGTGAGTTTTTCGATCTCGTTCAAGGGCGAAGGCGGCGGAACATCATCGTATTCGTATCGGTTGATTACGTCTCACGCGGCAATCGGCAAAACGGATCAGGGGTACAATCCGGAATATATTACGCTGACGTCAAGGCGGACAATCGGCACTTCCGGTCCGACAAACTATGCAGGACGATTCGTGATCGAAACGACCGCAGACAACACGGCATGGACAACAGCATACTCATCCACCAACGATGAGACCACAACGAGTTATACGATACCGGACGGCATCATTGCTGTTCGGTGTTCTCTTTATATGGCAGGCGGAACCAGTACGCTTCTCGACCAGCAGACGATCCCGATTGTCACAGATGGCGCAAGCGGATACACGGTAGTTCTGTCCAACGAGTCACATATTTTTGCCGGAACGCAGAACGCGGCAATACCGGCATCGGCAGAATTCCAGATAGCTGCGTTCAAGGGCGGAACACAAATCGCAACGACAATCGGAACAATCACGGGATTGCCAACAGGAATGACGGCAACGATTACCGGCAACGGCACAACGTCCGCGAAAGTGACTATAAGCGTTACCGCCCAGATGGTAACTCCGAACGGCATTTTGACGATCCCGATCACTACAGATGGAAAGAGCTTCGAAAAGCAGTTCAGTTACGCTCTGGCGCTGACTGGAGAAGATGCGTACAGCGTCATGATCACGGCATCGAACGGCAACATTTTCAAAAGCTATTCCGAAAGTACCGTACTGACAGCGCACACGTATAAATCCGGCGCGGAAGTGACGCCCACCGGAACGATTGTGTGGCTGAAAGACGGTGTACAGGTCGGAACCGGAAGGACGCTTACCGTGAGCGCTTCCGACATTTCCGGCAAGTCAGTCTACGAAGCAAGGCTGACGGAAGACGGTTCGATCATTTCGTGCAATACGATTACCGTATCCATCCAACAGGACATTGTTTCGGTGACGTGGTACTACAAACTGGTTAATCAGTCTGACAGCGCACCGGCGAAACCCACATCCATGACGCCAAGCGGATGGGCGACAACAGAACCGGACTATACGGAAGGATCGACAAAGAAGCTGTATGAGACAAAGCGGACGGTCTTTTCCACTAACACGTTCTCATACTCCGATGTGTCCTTATCCAGCTCATACGAAGCCGCGAAAACAGCTTATAACAAAGCGGTTCAGGCACAGTCTGCCGCAGACGGCAAGACTACAGCCTACTACCGGACCGAAGCACCGACAGGAACGTTCAAGGTTAATGACATCTGGTTTGACACCAATGACGGCAACAAGATGTACTACTGGAACGGCACTGCGTGGACGCCGCAACAGTTCGGAACGAACGCCATCGGCGATAATGCGATTACCGCGGAGAAGATCCTTGTGGGGGATCTGGCGGCGGTTAGTGCCAATATGGGCACGATCACAGCCGGACAGATCCGTGTTGAGACAATCATAGGGGAAGACCGGTTTGTCGGTATTCTTCGAACCTCCGGAGGATCCCCTTCCGCAGACGGCGGTATCCGGATGTTTGAGATTGTTAAGGACATTGGCAATACGCAGACCGACTACCAGAGCCAGTTTTACGCCGGAACGGATGGGCGTCTGTTTGCGCTGAATGCGGATATTCGAGGCATCATCTCTGCATCCGGCGGAGACATCGCGAACTGGCATATCGTCAAAAATGATGTGAACAGGGGAACCACTGCACAAGGCGGACATTTGTACAACAGCGGAATGTACTGTCATTCACAGGATGAAACCTATGAGTATGAGATCGGAATGAAAGCTGATTCCGGAGATGCCGGATACCTTGCGTACTACGTCAAGCGAATTCCACTGGGCGCAGAGTGGACAGATGCAAGCGCGGAAAATCTGTTTTTTGTACGGAATAACGGATCCCTGTACGCAAGGAACGCCGACATCAGTGGAAAGATCTCAGCGTCAAGCGGCGTGGTCGGCGGCTTTGTGATCGGAACAAATCGCCTGACCGCGACATCCGGCGGATTAACCACAGGTCTTCAGACGCCGGCAAATGGTGTACATGCAATTGCCGTGGGTGCAACGGCGGAGAATGACTGGTCTTCGGCGCCTTTCCGAGTAACACATGCAGGTGCGGTCACAGCGACAGCGCTTAATGCTTACGATGCACATCTGTCGGGGTGCGTGATCGATGACACGCTGTATGTCGGATCGTCAAGTTCAAAATCGGGCATATCCGGCAACAACGGTACGCTGTACCTTAATGCGGCATATGCAGGTGGTACAGCAACGCAGATGGGCAACGCTATACAGTCATACGGTGCGATAACAGGATACGGTCGGTATCTGTGGCTGCAGCACTCGATGGCATCGGGCGAGAACATGCGTGTAAGGCTGACCAACACGGCAAGTCAGGCATCAGGCGTAACATCGGGGTGTATGCAAATATCAAGCAGTGGTGCTTTTGGGCTGTACAACATCGCCAACACAAGATGGCTGATCTATGACAATGGGTCAAACGTTGTGCTTCCAACTGCAATGACCGTATCGGGCGAGATGACTTTCTCGACCGCTCCGATCCTGAATAACGCACA